ACGGACCCGTCGAAAAACCCGCAAGCCGCCCGCGCCGAAGCGCAAGCCCGTACCGGAGGCGGCTGTTTCGGCGTGGGCGATACCCCTCAAGGAACAGGGCCTGGCCGCGCCGGCCTACGGGGCGGCGGGACGACCTTCCTGCTAGGCGAAGACGGCCAACGAGTGCTGAAGGCGCAGGAGCGGCGCATCCGGCTGCAAAAGCTGAAAGGCGAGCTGATCGACCGCGCCCGCGCGCTGGCGCTGGTGTTCCGGCTGGCGCGGCAGGAGCGCGATGTCTGGGTCAACTGGCCCGCCCGGGTGGCCGCACTGATGGCGGCCGATGTGGGCGTGGAACCGGCCGCGATGCAGAAGGCTCTGGAGAAACATGTCCGATCCCAGCTCGACGACCTCGCCGAGATCCAGCCCGATCTCCGCTGAGGACGCGGACGCGCAGGCCTTCGACGGGGGCGCAGGACATCCTGCGTGCCTGGGCGCAGGGCTGCGGCCCGACCCGGACCTGACGGTATCCGAATGGGCCGACCGGCACCGCAAGCTGTCGTCGCGCGCCTCGGCCGAGCCCGGGCAGTATCGCACGGTGCGCACGCCTTACATGGGCGAGATCATGGACCGGCTGAGCCCCGGCGATCCCACGCAGCGGGTGGTGTTCATGAAGGCCGCGCAGGTCGGCGCGACAGAGGCCGGGAACAACTGGATCGGGTTCGCCATCCACCAGGCGCCGGGCCCGATGCTTGCGGTCCAGCCGACGGTGGAACTGGCCAAGCGCAACTCGCGCCAGCGGATCGACCCGCTGATCGAGGAAAGCCCGGAGCTGCGGGAGCGAATCAAGCCGGCGCGCTCGCGCGATGCGGGCAACACCATGCTGTCGAAGGAGTTCGCGGGCGGCATCCTGATCATGACCGGGGCGAACTCGGCGGTGGGGCTGCGGTCCACGCCGGCGCGCTATATCTTTCTCGACGAGGTCGACGCGTATCCGGCCTCGGCCGACGAGGAAGGCGATCCGGTGACGCTGGCCGAGGCGCGCTCGCTGACCTTTGCCCACCGGCGCAAGGTGTTCCTCGTCTCGACGCCGACGATCCGGGGGCTCTCCCGAATCGAGCGGGAGCTCGAGGCGTCCGACCAGCGCCGCTTCTTCGTGCCATGCCCGCATTGCGACGCAATGCAGTGGCTGAAGTTCGACCGGCTGCGCTGGGAGAAGGGGCGGCCGGAGACGGCGGAGTATCTCTGCGAGGGCTGCGACGGGGCCATCGCGGAGCACCACAAGACGGCGATGCTGGAAGCGGGCGAATGGCGCGCGACCGCCGAGCCGGAGGACCCCGGCACCGTCGGCTATCACCTCTCGGCGCTCTACTCGCCGGTGGGCTGGCTCGGCTGGGACCGGATCGCGCGCGCCTGGGAGGCGGCCCGAGGCTCGGACGAGGCGATCAAGGCGTTCCGCAACACGATCCTCGGCGAGACATGGGTCGAGAGCGGCGAGGCGCCCGACTGGCAACGGCTGGCGGATCGCCGCGAGGCATGGAAACCGGGCACCGTGCCGGCGGGCGGCCTGTTCCTGACCGCCGGCGCCGACGTGCAGAAGGACCGCATCGAGGTCGATGTCTGGGCCTGGGGCCGCGGGCTGGAAAGCTGGCTCGTCGATCATGTCGTCATCGAGGGCGGGCCCGGCGATCCGGCCTGCTGGCAGCAGCTCACGGATCTGCTGGGGCGCACATGGACGTATGCCTCCGGCGAGCATCTGGCGATCGCGCGTCTTGCGATCGACACGGGCTACGAGACCAGCGCGGTCTATGGCTGGGCGCGGCAGGTCGGCTTCGCGCAGGTGGCACCCGTGAAGGGGCTCGACGGGTTCAATCGGTCGAGCCCGGTGACAGGCCCCACCTATGTTGACGCGACCGTCGCGGGCAAGCGCCTGCGCCGCGGCGCGCGGCTGGTGGAGCGTGGCGACCTCGACCTTCAAGGCCGAGACCTACCGCTTTCTGCGCCAGGACCGACCGGCGGAGGAAGAGATCGCCGCCGGTGCACCGTTTCCGCCCGGAACGGTGCATTTGCCGTCCTGGGCGGACAGCGAATGGCTGAAGCAGCTGGCCGCCGAGCAGCTGGTCACGGTGAAGGGCAAGCGCGGCTTCACGAAGCTCGAATGGCAGAAGCTTCGGGAGCGCAACGAGGCGCTGGACTGCCGGGTCTACGCCAGGGCCGCCGCGTGGATCGCCGGGGCCGACCGGTGGTCTGAGGCCCGCTGGGCCGATCTGGAGACGCAACTCGGCATCGAACAGCGGAGCGATCCTAATGGGGTGACGGGCTCCGAACCGCCCGCTGGCAAGCGGAGCACGCTGCGGCGGCGGACCGTCCGCTCGAGTTACATGGAGTGATCAGTGGGCCTTCTTTTCCCCGCGACTACGATGGCCGGCACGCACCCTGCGCCGGAACTCGGCGAGCATGGCCAGGTCGAACTCGATCTCCCGGCGGTCGATGTCCTCAGGGTCAAAGGCGCCTCCGACCCATTCCAGCAAGAACGCATGTTCGGGATGTTTCGGGTCGGCGATCGCATCGAGGAAGTTCATGAACCCGGGCAGACCGCCCACATCTTCGGGCGGTGCGCGGCGTCCGCCCTCGACGAACACCGGATAATCTTTGTCTGGATCACCGTCGCGGACGTGCTCCACACGGATGCTGTGCCGCCAGTCGTCACCGAAATCGGTAGACATAGGTGAATTGGTCGATTCCCCGATCCATCACCTGATTCAGCCGGGTTCCCTTGGCCTTGTAGACCCCGGCCGGACGCGCTCTCCAATCCGGGGAGCGGGTCGCCATAGGCGCGGTCGCCCACGCGAAACTCGTAGAGATGCGCATGGTCCCACCGCATCACGGCCTGAAGGATGTCGTGCAATGTCGACAGGGTGATCGCAGCCGCCACGTCAACCCGCCGCCAGATACGCGGGGTGATGTCCTCGAGTTCGATCATCAGACGGGCGACGGGCTCCGACATGGGTCCTCCGGGCGGCAGCTTTGTCCCAACCATAGAAGGCGCGCGTGATGCCGACAATTACCGACCTGCGCAGCCGCCGCGACGCGCTCTCGGCGCAGCGCTCCTCCGGCGTGGCGCGGGTCAGCTATGACGGCAAGACCGTCGAGTATCGCAGCGTGGTCGAGATCGACCGCGCCATCGAGGCGCTGGACCGCGAGATCGCCGCGGCCGAGGGCCGGCGGATCGTGCGGCAGCTGCGTGTGACGTCGACGAAGGGGCTGTGATCCATGGGGCTGTTCGACCGGTTCCGCCGCCAGCCCGCCGGCGGCCCTGCGGGCATGCGTGCGCGCCTCGAAGGGGCGATGTCCCGGCGCCGGTTGCGCGGCTGGAACCCGCCGCTGGAGAACGTCAACGCGCTCGTCGCCTCGGGCGGCCCAAAGCTGCTGGCGCGGGCGCGCGAACTGGTGGTCACCAACGGCTATGCCGCCAATGCCTGCGAGGCCTTCGCCGCCAATCTCGTCGGCGACGGCATCAAGCCGTCTTCGCTGATCGACGACGCGGGAGCTTTCGGGGACCAGGTCCAGCGGCTCTGGCTCGCCTGGACCGACGAGGCGGACGCGGACGGGCTGACGGACTTTTACGGCCTTCAGGCCATGGTCGCGCGAGAGATGTTCGTCGCGGGCGAGTGTTTCGTGCGGCTGCGCCCACGTCGCACCGAGGACGGTCTGCTCGTGCCGCTGCAACTGCAGCTCCTGCAATCCGAGATGCTGCCCTTCGAGAAGACCGAGACGGCAGCCAACGGCAACCGCATCCGCTGCGGGATCGAGTTCGACGCCATCGGCAGGCGGGTGGCCTATCACTTCCGCCGCAGCCATCCGGGCGACAGCACGGACCGGCGCGTGGCGGTGCCGGAGACGGTGCGTGTGCCGGCGGCTGACGTCCTTCACGTCTATCGCCCGCTCGATGCCGGGCAGATCCGCGGCCTGCCGCATGTCGCGCCCGCCATGGTGCGGCTTTTCCTGCTGGACCAGTACGACGACGCCGAGCTCGACCGGAAGAAGACCGCGGCGATGTTCGCGGGCTTCATCACCAAGACGGCGCCCGAAGAGCCTATGATAGGCACGGAGGAGGCCGACCCCGACGGCGCGGCCATCGCCAGCCTCGAGCCGGGGACGCTGCAGGTCCTGCTGCCGGGCGAGGACGTGAAGTTCTCGTCACCGGCGGATGTGGGCAGCAGCTACGAGGCGTTCCAGTACCGCACGCTGCTCGGCGTCTCGGCCTCGCTGGGGCTGCCGTATCGACCTGGTCACCGGTGACGTGCGCCAGGCCAACTATTCGAGCTTGAGGGCCGAGCTCGTCGAGTTCCGGCGTCGCGTGCAGCAGCTCCAGCACGGGGTGATCGCGCATCAGCTCTGCCGCCCGGTCTGGGCGCGCTGGCTGGAAACGGCGCGGCTGGCAGGCCGGCTGGATCTGCCCGACCCGGCCGTCGCCCAAATGGTGCAGTGGATCCCGCCCGCTGGGACTGGGTCGATCCGCTGAAGGACATCCAGGCGCAGGTGCTGGCGATGGAGGCGGGCATCACCTCGCGGCGCAAGGTGGTGGAGGCCACCGGCTACGATGTCGAGGAGGTCGACCGCGAGAACGCGACGGACACGGCGCGCGCCGAGGGGCTCGGCCTGCGCTACCGCACCAGCCCCGGCGAGACGCAGGGCGCGCGGGCGACGCCGGCAACGCGGCCCGATCCGGGCGATGGGTCGGCAGATGACAGCGGTGACGACATCGATGCGGCCGCGACCGACCGCGCCACCAATCAGGAGTGACATCATGAACAGCTGGTACACGATCCGCGCCCGCGACGGCGGCGCGGAGGTGCTGATCTATGACGAGATCGGCGCCTATGGCGTCTCGGCCAAGGGCTTCCTCGCCGAACTCGGCGCGCTGCCGGACGAGACCGCGATCGATCTGCGGCTGAACAGCCCCGGCGGCTCGGTCTTCGACGCGGTCGCGATCCACAACGCGCTGAGCCGCCACGCCGGCAGCGTCACCGTCTGGATCGACGGGATCGCGGCCTCGGCCGCCAGCTACATCGCGATGGCGGGCGACGAGATCGTCATGCCGGAAAACGCCTTCCTGATGATCCATGATCCCTCGGGACCGGTGATGGGCAACGTTTCGCGCGGCAGCGGACCAAGCACCTCCACAACGCTGGTTAAATTTTTAAACGCAGGTAATTGGTCCTTGCAAGTTAAGCGGTTTTGCATACGCACTTCCGGTTCAACTGAGTCTTATGCGTCGACTAACCTTTGGCTGAAGTTACCGGTCGGTTGCCTTGCGCAGCACCCCCCGGAATCTACTCAGATGCAGATTATTTCAATGCCGCGCGTCGATCGGACGATTACAACACGGCGCGTCCGCACAGCAGCTTGAAGAATCAGACCCCGGGAGAGTTCGCCGCTGCGCGGCTCTTCGACAAGATGCAATGGGCGCAGCCGCGTATTACCGCCACCGGGTGGAGATCGAGGCGTTCATGCCGCCGGGCGCGGCGGAGGCAGCGCTCGACGCGCTGCTTGCCCGCATCGGGGCCGCACTGGCGCATGACGACAGCCTCGGCGGGCGGGTCGAGCTGATGACACCCTCGGCGCCGGAGCTGCAGCCGGTGCCGGTGGAAGGCGGCGCGCCGTTCTGGCGGCCGCGCTGGCGGTCACGCTGGAATACCAGGTCAGCGACCCGCTGAGCGGGTGAGCGCGCCGGACAGGCGCGGCCATCTCGAGACATCACATCTGCACATCACAGGGAGGATCAGCATGGGCAAGCAACGCGCCTATGGCGCCGATGCCACACTCAGGGCGGTGCGGGAGACACAATATGGTGGGGCCACCACGGGCCCGGTGCGGGCGCTCGATTTCAAGACGGCGGATCTGTCGGCGAGCATCCCGCTCGGCGACGACCCGCTGCTGGGGCGCGGGCGCAATGCGCAGGACCCGTATCGCGGGCTGGTCACCGATGAGGGCCAGCTGGAGATCCCGTTCGATCTGCAGGGTACCGGCTGGTGGATGACCGCGCTCTTCGGCGATCCCGAGACCACGCCGCAGGCGGCCACGGGGCAAATCACCTTTGCGGATAATCCCGCGCCGGGCGACACGCTCACGCTGAACGGGGTGATGTGGACCTTTATGGCAGCGTCTGCTGCGGGCGACGAGACGGAAATCGGCGCCACGCTGGCAGATACGCTTGCCGCACTTGCCGCGGATCTCAACGCCGCCACCGATCCCGTCATCGCCGTGGCGACCTATGCCGTGGAAGACGACACGGCGCTGCTGATCACCCATGACACCCCCGGCCCGGACGGCAACGCGTTCGCGATTGCCGCCTCGGCCGCGCAGCGTTCCGCCCCCACGGTCACCGGCGGCGGGTACCGCCATGTCTGGCGCAGCGGGGCCGACAGCATCCCGTCCTTCCTGATCGAGATCGGGCACCCGAAGCTTACGAACCCGGTCTTTTTTCGCCATGCGGGCGCGGTGCTGGAGGAGCTGTCATTCCAGATGGGCCAGGAAGGGCCGGCCAACGCCACCGTCTCGGTCGTGGCGCAGGGCGAAGAGACCGCGAGTGCGACGCTGAACGCAAACCCTGCCGCCTTTGCGCTGCGCCGCTTCAGCCAGGGACGCGGGCGCATTGTGCGCGCAGGATCACCGCTGGCGGGCGTCACCTCCGGCTCGCTGACCTTCTCCAACGGCATCGAGCGGGTGCGGTCGATCCGCGAGGATGGCCGCATCGATGGCGCCGATCCGACCCTTGCCACCTGCGAGGGATCGCTGACCGTGCGCTTCGATGGCGAGACGCTGATGGCCGAGGCCGCCAGCGGCGATCCGGTGGCGCTGGTCTACGGCTTTGCGATGGCCGAAGGCTACGCGCTCAGCTTCACGCTACCGCGGGTCTACCTGCCCAAGCCGAAGTATTCGATCACCGGCCCGGCCGGGGTCGAGGCGAGTTTCGACTGGCGCGCCGCCGCAGATGCGACCGGCGTGATGCTCGAGGTCGCCCTGCTCAACGATGTCCCAACCCATGGAGAGACCTGATGATCCGTCTCGACCTGAACGCGTCGCCCGACTGGCTCGATCTCGGCCACGGTGTGCAGCTGCGCGTGGCCCCGATCACCACCTCGCTGATGAACCGTGCCCCGCGAGGAGCCGATCCTCGCGGATCTGCCCGGAAGAGGCCAGCGCGAACAGGCGCGGCATAGCCCTCGCAAAGGCGCTGGCTCGGGTGGCCGTGGATGACTGGGCCGGCGTGCATGATGCCACCGACGCGCCGGCCGCGCTCAGCCCCCGAAGGGCTCGACGCACTGCTGGAGATCGTGCCGATCTTCGAGGCGTTCCAGCTGCGCTACGTGCCCCGGGCCTGCATCTGGAGCAGGAAAAAAACGCCTCAGCGCCCTCGCCGAATGGCACTTCGGCGGGGGCGACGGGTACTGCAACAACTGCCCGCAAATCTGCAAAGCCTGCCCGGCGCGGCAAAACGCGCCGCTGACGCGCGAGGGCGCGCTGGCCTGGGATGTCGCCTGCCGGGCCACCGGCCAGCTGCGCGTCTCGGACGGCGCGGTGCTCGGCTGGGACATGGGCGCGGTGCTGGCCATGGCCACAGCTGCCGGGCTCGACCCACGCGCCGCGGTCGAGCTTCTGCCGGTGATCGAGGCGGCGATGGTGCGCGCGGTCAACGCGCAGATCCGGGCGCAGCGCCCACAGTAAAACGACACGCCATAAAAGCAGAGAAACAGGGATCGGAGTCCCAATGACCAGCGCATCAAAACAGGTCACGGTGCGGCTGGCGGCCGAGGGTGGCCGGCAGGTGCGCGCGGAAACTCAAGGGGATCGGGGCCGACGGCGCCACCGCCTTTCAGCGTCTCGGCTCGGAGATGGAAGCCGCGAATGCGCGCGCCGACCGGTTCTTTCGCCGGCTGCGGATCGCGGCGGCGGCAGGTGCTGCGGCCGTGGGGGCT